TGCGGGGCCCAGTCGCCTTCTCCGTGCGCGTCGAAGCGGGCCCTGATCCGGGTGCGGAGGATGTCGCTCAGGCGGTCGGCGGCGCCGGCGGGCTGCTCGAGCCGTCCGGCGATGCGGTTGGTCTTGGCGGCGAGCTCCTGGGCGCCGCGGACGATGATCGGGCTCACGCCTCGGCCTCCGGGTCGGGCGGCGGCTCCTCGGGATCCTCGGAGGCGGTGACTTGGACGCCGCGGCTCCGGGGCGCAGACCATCGCCCGTCGATCAGGCGGACGCGCAGCTGCCACACGTACGCGCCCGGCGTCAGCATCCCGAGGTTCATCACCGGCGGCCCCTCCTGGGTGCTCCCCGGCGGCATGATCTGGGTCCACTCGTTGATCTGGACGTACTCGGCCGGGGTCGAGGTCGAGGCGAGCGTGACCGGGTCCGCGTCGGTGGGCGCGGCCGGCGTGATCGTGAAGTCGGCGACGGGGTCGTCGATCGCGGGGGCGCCCTCGAGGACCTGAACGCGGATCGAGTTGACCGACGTGCGGCCAGCGTCGGAGCGGGCGATCGCGCGGAGCTCGTAGACGCCGCGGTCGGTGTAGCTGTGCGTGGCGATGAGCCCGCCGAGGGCGTCGCGGGTGCCGTCGCCCCAGTCCATGTCGATCGTGGCGATGGGGGGCGCGTCAGGGCCGATCTGGAGCGTGACGCTGAGGCGCCCGGTGCTGGTCTCGGTGACGGTCGCGAACCGGATGTCGGGCCCGGGCGGCGCCGGCGTCGGCTCGTTGGGGCGGCGTCCGGCGAATGCCGGGGTGAAGCGGTTCCCGATCACGGTCATGTGTCACCAGTCCCCTGGGGGCGATCCGCCGATGACGACCTTCCCGCCGGGCGGGTCGGGCGGGAACTCGAAGATCGGCTGGGTGGTCTCGGGCTCGGGCAGGTTGAGGACCCACCAGGGCCGGAAGCGGTCGAACGCGAGCTGGGCGGTCGAGGTGGGGTACTGGACGCTGTAGGTCGACCCGCCGCCTGGCGGACCGGCCAGCATGTTGATCAGCGCCTTGACGCCGTCGTTCCACTGGTCGCGGTACTCGGTGTAAACGGACCCGGCCTGGGAGGCGTCCTCCGGGTGGTAGCTGAGCTCGATCAGCATCGCGGCGCGTCGCGCGCACAGCGCCGCCGCGGACCCGTTCGGGTCCTCCCACTCGGGGTCGAGCATGTCGACGGCGGCGAGCAGGTCGCCCGCCGCCGTCGTGATCAGCCCCCGGACCTCGAACTCCGTAGGCCGGGTGTTGGCCGTCCAGCTGCCGACCTCGTTGGACTCGTCGTCCTTGGTCCGGGCGCGCAGGAGGTTCGCGACCTGCTGCGGGTCGGGGAGCCACGCGATGGTCGGCTCGGCGGTCACCGCTTGCTACGGGAGCGGCTCGAGCCGCTCTCCTCCTCCTCGGTCTCCTCGGCCGCGGCGGTCTCGGCGTCCTCGTCCTCCTCGTAGGCCACGGCGCCGGTCCCCTGGATGACCGCGAACGGGTAACGGCTGGCCTTGACCCCCACTTCCGGCGTGACCGGCTGAGCGATCTGCATCGCCACGCGGAAAACGACGCGGAGCGCGACGCTGTCCTGCTGGAACAGGTTCAGGACGACCTTGCCGTCGTCGTCGGAGATGACCGACTCGCGGCTGATCAGCCAGTTCAGGTCCTCGCGGATCGCGATGATCATCTGCGAGAAGTCGCCAGCGAACCCCTCGGTCACGTTGGCGCCGGCGGACCATCCGCCGCGGAGGCCGAAGGTCGGCTCAAAGCCGTAGACGGCGCCGCCCAGGAGCTCGGCGAGCTGGTCGCCCTGGGTGTTGCGGGCCTGGCGAATGAATCCGCGCCAGATCGGGTTGAGCAGCAGGCCGCTGACCTCGTACCCCTTCTTCTCGACCGCGCTGTAGAGGTCGGAGAGGTCCCCCGAGACACCGCCCTTGTCCGGCGTGTTGCCGCCGCGGGTGATGATCATCGAGTTGGCCGGGGTGGTGGCGCGGGCGCCCTGGTCGACCGACAGCGGCCACGAGGCCGGTCGGTTCGTGCCGAAGAACACGGCGCGGTCGAGGGTGAGCCCGATCGCGGCGGCGATCTGCGGCCGGATCTCCTGCCACAGCGGGTACGCCGAATCGTTGAGCACCGACTCGTGGATCGGGACGATGACCGCGATCTCCTCGGCGGTCAGCATCAGGCCTTCCCAGCCGGTCTTGGTGACCTGCTTGAGGCCGCCGTCGCCGTTGACGAAGTAGGCCATCGGGAGCACGGACAGGACCGGGACCTGGCGCTGGTGCGCGCTCATGGTCGGCGCGCGGCGCGCGAGCCGCAGCGCGACGGATGACTGCGGCAGGAGCTGGATGATCTCCCGGGCCTGCTCCTGGGGGATCAGCGCCGCAGCGTCGCCGCGGTTGATCGGTACGTCGGTGAAGGACACGGGCCCTCCTTGGGGCGAGCGATGAACTTGTGTCGCTCGCCCGCCGGCGTCGCGCCTGCGGGCTGAGGAGGGCCAACTCCGAGATCTGCGCTTCGGCGTCGAGGGCGTCGCACCCTCCGGACCGCGTCCGCGGCGGGCGCCGCCGCTCAGATCAAGTCATCGACGCCGGAAATCGTACACCTCGCCCAGACGCCACAGGAGGCGTTCTCCCGCCTGGGGAGTCGTAAGCGGCTTACCGGGCGTAAGTCGGCGCGGTGGGGCCCACGGCGCGTCCTGGCTCGCCTGGCGGGGTGATTCTCAGCGTCCGGCGGCGCGACGTAGCGCGGCGCTGAATCCGGCGTCTGAGCCGGGTGCGGGGGCACCTGCGGCGGGCAGGCGACTCCCGGAGCCGAAGTCGAAACCGCCGGGCGGGGTGCCGTTGGGCGGCGGGCCAGTCTGGCCGAGGAGAGCGCGCATGTTCCCGGCGTCGGCGATCAGCTCCTCCCGGGTCGACCCCTGGAGGCGGGGGGCCATCGCGATCGCCATCTTGACGGCGGGGTTGTCCCCGGCGAGCTGCTCGAGCGCGACCTCGAGCCGCAGCCGTCCCAGCTGCTCCCCCTGGAGCGAGGTCTCCGCGGTCGTGGCGCGGTCGGTCGCGCGCTCGAGCTCGGTCTTGGCCGCTTCGGAGCGGTCGCGCTCGGCGCGCTCGAAGTCCTTGATCCGCCGGTTCAGCCGTCGCTCGGAATCGCGGGTCTGGGAGAGCAGGTCGAGCACGACCTGCGGGTTCTTGATCACGTCGTCGGTCGACGGGGCGGCGGGATCCTGCGGCGGGTCGGCTGGGGGCGGTGGGTCCGCGGGCGGCGGTGTGTTCGCGGGCGGGGCGGGCGCGTCGGCCATCAGCTAGCGGGAACAGTAGCGCCGGGGGGCGCAGCCGTCGGGGGCGGCGACGCCGGCGCGACGGGCTCGGGCGGTTCGGCGGCGCGCTCCTCCTCGAGCTCCTCCTCCCACTCCTCGATCTCCTGCGGGCTGGCGCCGATCATCCGCCAGGTCGCGAGGCGCGGGACGTCGAGCGACTGGCGGGCCTTGACCGCGGCGTCGGTGATCTGCGCGAGGCTGACGCGCTGCGGCTCGGCCCAGATCGTTTCGAGCTGGTAGGCGGTGCCGCGCTCGCGATCGCCGAGCATCAGGAACGAGATCCGCATCGATTCTTCGTGGCTCTCGCCGAACCCGAGGATCTTGCGGCGGCACTTCTGGACGAGGCCCTCCTCGGAGGCGCGGAGCGAGTCGGCGCTGGGCCACTGTCCGAGCCCGGCGGTGAGGTAGTGCGGCGGGGTGCGGGTCTGCGCGGCGATGTGCTGGACGAGCATCTCGATCAGCGCCACGAACGTCTTGCCGTCCGAGGCGGGGAAGGCGCCGAAGCGGGCGCCGTCGTTCTCGCTCACGAACAGGCTCGCGACCCCGGCCATCAGCCGCTCGGGCGGGACGGCGTGGCCGCGGGTGTCGGTCTCCAGCTCGATCCCCGTCGCCCACCGCTGGAAGTAGGCGCTGAACTCGGAGTTGACGACGGCGTCGACGAGGAACTTGTTGATCATGTCCTGCTTGCTGAGGATCGGCGCGAGGTCGGACTCGCCGCCGCGGCCGAGGTGCTCCTTGTTGACCATCTCGACCATCGGGACGACGCCGGCGGGGTTGGCGATGTCGCCGACGACCTCCCAGTTGCCGTACTCGACGTGGTCGTCGCCGAGGTCGCCGCTCGAGGCGGGCCGCTGGTCGGGGTTCTGCATCAGCACGATCGCCCGGTCGGGGAGGTACAGCCGGGCCTCGGGGATCCCGAACTCGTTAACGAACCGGCGGTACCCGGCGATCCGGCGGCGCCGGTTGGCGGGGTCGTTCACGGTGACCGCCTCGAGCGGGGAGAGCGGCGAGATCCGCGGGAGGCCGGTGTCGGTCTCGTCGGGCGGTTCGACGAGGAGGTAGCAGAGGCCGGTGACCGAGGCCTCTTCGTGGGCTTGGACCTGGTCGGCGTCCATCTGGCTCGACTGCCAGATCTGCCACGCGTCGTCGTCGGCGGTCTCGTCCTTGCCGAAGCGGTAGCCGGTGACGCGGAGCCGCTCGACGGCGCTGTCGATGACGACGCTGCACCAGTTGTCGGCGATCTCGTTGAGCAGCTGCCCGAACGCCTCGCGGAACTTGATCGTCGCGTAGAGGACGTGGGCCTCGCCGCGGTAGTAGTCCCAGTACCGGTTCAGGGGCCCGGCGCGGCGGTCGAGCTCCCGGTCGCAGCGGTCGGCGAGGTGGGTCGGATCCGCGATCGCGTCGAGCGCCGCCACAGCGCGAATTATGCGCGCCCTGTGTGCCGATCACCAACAGGAAAGAGGGCGGTGTACTAAGCCGCCGGGGGCGCCCGGCGCACACAAACTGTGAGCAGATGACAAATCAGACGGCGATCGCGCGCTTCCCGCGGGGGCGCTCGAGGCCGCTCGAGGCGGCGTCGAGGGCCATCACGAGGGCCATCAGGAGCTCGACGTCGCCGTCGGCGCCGCGGGCGGTGAGGCGCCAGCCGCGCTCGGTTCGGGCGATGACGCCGGCCGCGACGCTGGCGGCGAGGGCGGGGTCGTCGTCGTGGACGAGGTCGCCGCCGACGATCGCCTGGTAGAGCTCGTCGGAGGCGGGGGCCATGCGCGCGTTGGTGTTCGGCATCGGAACCATGAAGATCCCCTCGTCGGCGAGGATCTCCGCGGACCGGCCGAACTGCTGGGGGTCGAACACGACCGCCTTGAGGTCGAACCGGACCGCGGCGCGGCGGACTGCCTCTTCGACGTCGCCGAGGGGGACGGGGCCGGTCTCGGGGCGCAGGGACTCGGACCACGCCGCCCACCCGCCGCGGCGGCGGGGGTCGTGCGCGATCGCGGTCAGGGCGCTGACGGTCTCGCGGTGGCGGAACACGGCGAGCCATGCGGGGGCGCGGGCGGGGATGACCATCCCGGGCCGGGCGATCGCCTCCCACGCGCCGGCGGGGAGCCACGGGTCGGCGGTGGCCTGCCAGAGGTTGCAGGCGAACCGGCGCCAGGTCCACGGGGTCATCGACGGGGAGTCGTGGCGGCGCGCGAGGGCTTGGAGGGTGTGCCAGGGCGCCGGGTTGGCGAGCTTGACGGTGCGGATGTCATCGGGGTCGTCGTCGGGGTCGAGGGCCCATTCGTGCATGACGTAGCTGCCGTCCTCGGTGGCGGCGCGGCGGTGTTTGCCGTCGTGCTCGAGGATCGGGAGGCGGTAGGCGGCGCGGCGCATCACGCCGAGCGGGGAGGTGAGGCTGGTCCCGGCGGTGCTGATCGCGATCATCTGCGCGCCGCGCGCCTCGAGCCCGGCGCGGAGCACGGCGTACAACTCGGCGCTGCGGGCGCGGTGGAGCTCGTCGACGAGCGCGAGCGGCCACGGAGTGATCCCGTCGGCGGTGTCGACGTCGGAGGCGAGGACCCGCAGGCGACCGCCCGCCTCGTGGCGGGCGCGGAGCTCGCGGTAGCCGCGCTTGACGTCGATGTGCCGATCGAGGCCCGGGGTGCGGCGGACGAATCCGATCGCCTCGTCGAGGAGGAGCGTCGCCTGGTCGCGCGAGGTCGCGACGATCGGGATGTCGGCGTCGTCGCACGTCATCAGCGCGAACAGGCCGAGCTCGGCGAGGGTCGTCGTCTTGATGTTCTTCTTGGGGAGGAGCAGGAGCGACTCGATCGCCCCGTTGAAGTGCTCGGTCAGCATCAGCCGCTGGTGCGGGACCATCACGGCGGGCTTGTTATTCGGGAGGATGAGCTTGGCGGTGAAGCGCGCGAAGTCGCGCAGTTCAGCGCCGGCGGCGTTGTGCGAGGTCGACGATCTCGGCGAACGGGTCTTGGTCGAGGTCGCGCTCATCCGCGGCGGGGGTCGGCGCCGCTTCTGGCAGCGGGCGCTCGGTCGGCTTCATCCAGCGCTCGGGCCAACGCCGCTCGAGGAGCCACGCGGCGGCTTGCCAGCTCCCCTTGGCCGCGGCCTGGCCGACGCGGGCGACGAGGAGCGACTCGCTCTCCGCGCGGGCCTGCTCGACCCGGTCGCGGAGAGTGCGGGCCGCGGTCCCGGGTCGGGCCTTCTCCCCCTGCTTGAGCCAGCCGTAGATCGTGCTGCGGCTGACGCCGATCGCGGCCGCCGCGACGTCGATCGTGGTCCCGGCGCGGATGAGCTGCTCGAGCTGCGCGATCGCGTCGGGCGAAAGCTTCGACGGGCGCCCCGGCGGGCGCTTCTTCTTGGCGCCTGGGGCGCGCCCACGCGGCGTTGGGCGGGGCTTCGTGGCGGGCTTGCGGGGTTGGGTCATCCCGGGGGTCAGACGGCGGACAGGGGCCCACGGCGCGTCCTGTCGGGTGCAAGGTCGGGGCGCCGGGTGTAGATCGCGTATCGCTGCCGTGCGACGTCGCAGAAGGCGGGGTCGACGTCGATCGCGAGGCAGCGCCGGCCGGTGAGCTCGGCGGCGATGATCGCGGTGCCCGACCCGACGAACGGGTCGTAAATCCACGCGCCGGGCTCGAGGTGGTTGCGGATCGGGCGGGCGTAGAGCTCGACGGGCTTCTGGGTCGGGTGGTCGTACTTGGCGTCCTCGTCGCCGCCGTGCGGGCCCATGATCATCTTCGGGCTCGCGGCCTGCCAGACCGTCGACTGGTCGGCGCCGCCGAGCCACGGGGCGCCGGTGCCGGGCTTGCGGGCGAAGAACGCGGGGACGTGCGTCGGGCCGTACCAGGGGACCTCGGCGCCGACCCGGAACGCGTAGTAGCAGCCTTCGTGCTGCCAGTGGTACCGCTGGCGCGAGAGAGCGAAGAGGCCCTTGTCCCAGATGATCTGCTGGGCGATCTCCCAGCCGGTGCGGCGCAGCCCGGCGCCGACCTCGTCGCACCACTGCCCGGCGTGCCACACGTAGGCGACGGTGAGCGAGGGCGCGAGGGCGTAGGCGTCGGCCCAGTCGGCGCGGGTGTCGCCGCTGAGGCTCCCGGTCTGGTGCTCGGGCCCGCGGTCGGTCATGTAGTGCTTCAGGCTCGGGGCGGTCTTGGCGACCTTCTCGCGGAACTTGACGTCGCGCTGGTAGAGCGGGTTGCCGCGGGTGTGGGTGTTGTCGAGCCGGATGTCGCGCCAGAGGAGGTCGAGCCGGACGCCGTAGGGCGGGTCGGTGACCATCAGCGTCGGCTCGGCGCCCGCGAGGAGCTCGGCGACGGCGCCGGCGTCGAGGGCGCTGCCGCACAGGAGGCGGTGCGGGCCGAGCTCGTAGATCTCGCCGGGCTGCGACCGCGGGTTCTCGGGCGGCGGGAGCGCGAGGTCGGGCTCGGGGCCGCCGAGGTCGCCGACGAGCTTCGCGATCGCCTGCTCGGTCTCCGGGAGCAGCTGCGTGATGTCGGCCGGGGCGAAGTCCTCGAGCACGCGGCGCAGGAGGTCGGCGTACCGCTCGGGGTCGTCCCGGCCGCGGGTGCGGTTCAAGGTCTGCGCGAGCAGTCGCGCCTGGGCGTCGTCGAGGTCGACGACGTGGACGCCCGCGGTCTCGAACCCCTCCTCCTCGTAGAGGCGCAGACGGTGGTTCCCGGAGAGGACCTCGAAGTGGCCGCGGCGCGCGAGCGGCCGGACGACGAGGTTCTCGACGACGCCGAACCGGCGGATCGACTCGCGGACCCGCGCGAGCATGGCCGGCGACATCACGTTGGCGTTCCACGGCGCCTCGTGGAGCCGGACGAGCGGGATCTGGCGGACCTGCAGTCCCGGCGGGTTTTCGGACGCCACCCCCGGCATTATGCGGCGCGGTTTTTTTCGCGAACTTGGGCCAGTAGTGCCCCGGGGTGTGCTGGAACCCTGGCTCCCCCGGGGGTCGACGTCGCGGTCACGTCGCGCTCGAGCGTGTGCGCTCGTCGATGCGTCGTGCGAGCGTGAGCGACAACGCAGCGAGCTGACGTAAACCGTCGGCGTCGCTGTACCCGGCGTGGGCTAGCTCGTGGTGAGCGAGCAGCTCGGCGACGAGCTCGTCGTCGCCGAGGCGGGTGGCGGCGAGCAGTGCCATCGCCTCCCGCCCGTACAGGTTGTGCCGGTACCGCATGGCCTGGGCTACCCGGTGGGGCTGGGGTGGGGGTGCCTGGGGTGCCGGGGTGCGGGGGTGGTGGGGGTGGGTCCCCTCCCGCCGGCCAGGGACCCCCTGGTCGAGTGGAGCTCGCCGTGGCACTTGCGGCAGACCGCTTCGAGGTTCGTGGGGTCGTACCCCCTGGGGCCGTGTGGGCCGAGGCCGTCGACGTGGTGGACGATCTTCGACGGCCGCCGCTGGCAGCGCTCGCACCGGGGGTGCGCTCTGCGGTAGGCCCGGGAGACCTCGGCCCACCGGTGGCCGTATCCCCGGGCGGATGAGTCGCCGGTGTCATGGCGGGTGCAGTAGCCGTCGGGGACGAGCTCGCCGCATCCGGGGTATAGGCAGGGCCGCAGCACGGTCCCGCCTCACCGGCGGCGCTGGCGGCGGTTCTCTTGGATCGCGCGCTCTCGGCGCCGGGCGACGAGCGCGATCGCGGCGATCGCCACGACGGCGCCGGCGACGAATCCGACGACCACGCGCGGTCAGGTGCCCCAGCCGTTGAAGTAGGCCAGGACGACGAACAGGGCGATTACGACGAGGCAGACGTCGGCGATCGAAACGGTGAGGGTGCCGAACTTCACTTGTGGGCCCGGGCGGTCGAGCGCTTGGCGAGCGCGGCGTAGGCGCCGCCCTTGGCGCGCAGGGCAGCGCGGACGTGTCCGACGCTCCCGGCGGTGTTGGCGCGGGCGGCGTAGCTGAGGGCGGCGCGGGCGCGCTTGAGGTTGTTGATCGGGTACGAGGGCCGCTTGCCGCGGTCCTTCCCGGCGCCGCGCGGGTACGCGTAGTTGGCGCGTCTGGCGCTGGCGGTTGTGGGGAGGCGGTACTCCCGGGTCGAGAGCTTGGCGGTGCCGGGGGCGCGGTTGCGCGAGCGGGGTGTGGAGCGTCGGGTTGCCATGCGGCGAAGGGTACGCCTGGGCGGCGCCGCCGGTGTAACTATTGGTTCCCACATGGGTATATATAAGTGAGAACGCAAACGGAGCCAAGGAGCCAAATGTCCACCATCAGCCAGCAAGAAGAATTCGTCGCAGAGCTCGACCGCTTGGGCGCGCGTGGCGTCGCCGGCGTCCTCGGATTCCAGGGCGACCACGACGACGTCGAGCTCGACGAGAACCTCCTCTACGCGTTCGAGTCGCTCGCCGAGGCCGACGCCGGTCAGGCGCTGCTGAAGCTCGCGATGAGCCGCTAACCCAACCTCCCGAAAGGAGACCCCATGCACATCGACCGCATCGACTTCGTGTCGACCACCCTGCTCACGATCGACGAGGCCGGAAAGCTCGAGGCCGGGGCGCGCGTGAAGAGCGCCGAGCACGGCGCGATCGGCGAGGTCGTCCCCGCGCGGCTGCCGGGGGTTCTCCGGATCGACTGGAAGGAGTGCCTGCACTTCGACCAGCGCCTCCGGGACTACATCGGGTCGAGCGAGTGGGATCTCCTCGATCTCGACGACTGGAGCGAGACCCTCCCGCTCTACCGGGTCCGTTAGGCGCCGGGGACATAACCGCTGGACGAGCGCCCCGGTCTCCGGGGCGCTTGGTCGTTCCGGGGGGGGGTGTAACTATTGGTTCCCACATGGGTATATATTAGTGATGCCAGCCACGACCCAAAGGAACCACCAAATGCGTTACGCCTTCAACTTCCAAGCCGCCGCCGTCGCAGCCGACGCGCTCGAGCTCGACCTGATCGACGGGGACGGCTCGACGATCGCCACGGTCCGGCTCACCACCGACGCCGTCCACGATCTCGTCGAGACCCTGATGGGCGCCCTGCGCGCCGGGGAGACCGTCTGATGACCGGCGATCTGGATCTCGCCCGCCTGATGCTCGCGAGCGACGACTTCCTCGAGGGGCACGCCGGTGTCGACGCCGAGGAGCACCTCGGCGAGAAGCCGCTGTCGGAGCCGGGCGTCGTGACCGTTCACCTGAACGGCGACATCGCCGAGATGCTTCTGGCGGCGCGCGGGTGGAAGTACGAGGCGCGCTTCCCCGAGACCTCCCGCCGCTGGCACGCGCCGGACGGCGACTGGGTCTGGAGCCGCGACGAGGCGCTCACCATCGCGCTGACCGGCGAGGTCGTCTGATGGCCGATCAGCCCACCACCCCCGAGGTCGCTGGCGCCGTGGCGCACGCCCTCGACAAGGCCCGCGCCCGGGGCGACCGCGGCGACGCCGTCGCCCAAGCCGGGACCCTCGCGGTGCTCCGCGCCGCGATGGCAGGCAAAACCCCCGATGAGATGCGCGCCGCGTCGCGCGCCGCTCGCGAAGCCGAGGAGGTGCAGTCATGACCGCTGCCGAGAAGTGGGCCGACCTGAACGCGGCCGTCGACCAAGCGCAGGGAACGCTCGACCGCAAGCGCCAGTACCTCGAGCGCGCGGTGCGCTATCTGGATGAGTGCCCGGACGGCGACCCCCGCAAGGTCGACGCCGACCGGCGGGTCCAGCGGATCATGGGCGAGTACCACGAGGCCGAGCGGGCCGCTGGCGTCGCCGTCGATCTGCTCCTCGACTTCGAGGACCAGTACCCCGGGGTGCGGCCATGAGCGCGCCCCGGGAATTGCTGACCGCGGCCGCCGTCGCCGCCGAACTCGGGGTGTCCCGCCGGCGGGTCTCGCAGCTGCTCGAGCGCCGCGCGGACTTCCCGCGCCCGTACGCGGTGACCCGCGGGATGCAGCGCGACTCCGGTCAGCGGCTGTGGCGCCCCGAGGACATCGCCGCCTGGGCGGCGTCCGCGGATCGGTCCGTTGGGCGCCCTAAGGTGCCGTCGTCGTGAGCGCGCCGGTGGTCGAGGAGGTCGTCGAGGTCGTTCACCCGCTGGGGCAGAGCGCGGTGCGGGTCCGGTGGTCCGACGGGACCGAGGGCGTGGCGCTGCGGTACTACCGGGACGAGATCTTGATCTCGGAGGGCGATCTCGTCGGCAAGACCGAGGAGGAGATCCGGGCGCTGCACTTCCGGCGCGACCGGGAGTGGCTCCAGTCCTAAGAACGCGCCGCCGCCCTCGAAGTTGCGAACGCCCCGCCGAAGCGGGGCGTTTCGCGTTAACGGCTAGAACGTGGTGGCGGTGCCGAACACCACGCAGGCCTGGCCGAGGCCGTTGGGGCCGTCGGCGAGGTCGACTGCGGCGAGGTTGATCGTCGTGTCCTGCCCGGCGTTGGACACGTAGTGGACGGTCACGTCGGCGCGCGAGCTCGCCGAGCTCAGCGGCGAGATCAGGACGTGGGCCGTCGTGTTGGCCTCGCCGAACCGCGGGACGATCGCGAAGTTGATCCCGTCGCGCTCGGTGAGGATCCCCGGGGCGACGTTCGTCGCCACGGCGGTCAGGGTCAGGCGACCGACGGCGTCGCAGGTCGCGTCGAGCTTGATCCCGTCGAGGCTGCTCACGTCAGTGTTGGGCGTGCCGGTGTCGCCCTTGAACGTGAACTCGGACGTGTTCGTGTCGCCGGCCGGACCGGCGGGGCCTGTGGCGCCAGCAGGGCCGACTGGGCCTGCCGGACCGGCGAGGCCGGTTAGACCCATTGGGCCAGCGGGACCAGTGGCACCAGCGGGCCCAGCGGGGCCCACGGGGCCAGCGGGACCGGCCGGGCCGGGGAAGCCGCGCGGGCCTCGAGGGCCGACCTTCCCTGCCTTGGCGGGGTGGGCCTGGGCGCCGCCGATCGGCTGGGCGCCGGCGAACCCGACGCTGCCGATGAACGCGGCAGCTGTGGCGGCGAGGACTACGAACCCGCCGCGCTTGACGTACTTCATGTGAACCCTCCTTGAGGGTCGAGGTGGATACCTCGCAGGCGTCGGTGCTCGCGCGCAGGCGTTCTCGTCGTGTGGCCCCCTCTAGGTTGTCGCCCCATCCGAAGGTCGCAGCATAGGCGGCCGGGGGCCCGCCGGATTGTTAAACGACGGACGCCCCGTCGGGGCGGGGCGTCCGGGGTGTTAGGGGGTTCTCAGAACAGGGTGAGGTCGTCGAACTCGGGGGTGTCGATCGGGAGGCTGCGGTGGGTCTCGACTGCGGTCCGGTACCGGTCGGCGCCGGTGCCGAGCCACTGGTCTGGGTGGTGGAGCAGAACGAGCACGCGCCCCTCGTCGGGGCGCGGCTCCCAGCGTCTGATCGTCCATCCCCGCCCGAGCATCTGGCGGATCTCGTCGACCGTCGCGAGGTTGGTCACGCGGCGGTCTCGGGGACCAGCGCCAGCGCGGGGCCCGCGGTCGGGTCGGTGCTGGCGTCCTCGGCGATCGCCGCCGAGGTCGCCTCGACCTTGGCCTTGCGTCCGGTAGGGCGCTTCGCGGCGCCGCGGGGGTTCAGCTCGCGGACGTCGAAGGTGCCGGGTGCGGTCTTGATGAACCGTCCGCCCTTGTTGGCGTCGGTGATCAGGTGCGCGCCCAGCGTCGCGGCCGGGGTCTTGCCCTGCGGGGTCGGGGTGACCAGCGGGATCGCGAGCTCGCCGATCTGCTTGACCTTCATCGGGCCGTCCGCAGCGCGGAGGACCTGCTCGGCGGCGTCCTTGAAGGTGATCCGGGCGATCGCCTCGTCGAGCGACTTGGCGCTCTTCGTGGTGGCCGTGGCCGTGGGCGCGGCCGCCGCGGCGGCGCGCTTGCGCGGGGTCTTGGCGGGGGTGGTCTTGGTGGTCTTGCGTGCGGCGGGCATGTTGCCTCCTGGGTGGTTGTGAGTTGCACCACACACACCACCACGCGGGGCCGAAGGTAACGCTACGAACGTGCTAAGAGGGGCGCCCCCGGCCTGGGGTGTTGGCCGGGGGCGCGCGGGCCGTCCTTGGCGGGCTGGGGTCAGGGGTCGCGCGGGGTCGCGAGGCTCGAGTCGACGTCGCCGGTGCGCGCCTTCCTGACGATCATGAGCATCCCCATCGCCGTGTCGAGCTCGAGCCCGGGGCCCTCGGGCTCGGGCGTGGTCAGGCCGCGGATGAAGGCGGCGTCGAACTCGGCGGCGTTCGTGACCTCGAGCATGTGCAGCGCGTGCTCGCGGGCGACGTCGACGTCGAGCTGGCCGGACTCGTCGCCCCAGCGGATGTGGACGAACGGCTCGCCGGTGCGGCCCGAGACCCCGGACTCGAACCACAGGGTGTCGGTCGTCTGGAGCTGGCGCTGGAGGAGGTGGCGCAGTTCGCGGTTCTTCATCTCGGCCTCCTCGAGCTGGCGCTCGAGCTCGGCGATGCGGCGTTCGCTAGCGCTCATGGCGGTGGGTCCGTTCGTCGCGGTATCGGCCGCGGGGCAGCTGCCGGCGCGCGGCCTCGAGCATGATCTCCAGCACTTTGACGACGTCGTCGGGGTCGCCGCGGAATTTGAGGTAGTAGCCGATCTCGTCGGTGCCGCCGATCGAGATCCGAAGGACCTTGATCCGCTCGTTGGGGCCGAAGACCTGGTAGTCGTCGTCCTCGCGGCTGAGGTTGACGCGGTAGGCCTCGGCGCCCTCCCAGCGGCCGTGCGGGACGGTGGGCATCAGTTCCAGCGCGCCTTTCGTTGGAGGTCGGTGATGTATTCGGCCGGGGTGATGACCGGGTGGCGGTGCTTCCAGATCTCCCAGCGGGTGACGCCGACGACGAGGGCGACGCCGGCGCCGATCGCGATCCCCTCGAGGACGGTCGGGTTGGTCAGCAGGCAGGCCGCGAGCACCAGCAGGCCGGTGCCGATCAGCATCGGCCAGAGGCGCGGGACGTAGGCGCGGCGGTGCGCGGCGTAGAACCGGCGGGGGGCCCTCACAACTTCCAGACCTTCGGGGCGCAGCGCGCACAGACCGGGATTCCGCAAGGCGCGATCAATACCGCCGCGCCGAAACACACCAGACAGATTGGTCGACCGCTGGTCATCGCGGCCCCTCGATCGCGTCGCTCAGGAGCGCGCTGATCTCCCGCTCGAACTCGGAGCGCTTCGAGTACTCCGTCTGGCCGATCATCTCGACGACCTCGAGCGCCGCCTGCTCGATGTCCTGGAGCTGGCGCATCCGCCAGGTCGGGACCGCCATGTGCTCGTCGTCAGCGCGCGGCATCGGCTCGAGCGGCGTCGCGGGCGAGCGCGACCGCCTGGTCGTGCCCCGCGAGCGCGGCGTCGCGGTTCGGGTGACGGTCCTGGTACTCGTCGTGCGGGCCTCCGAAGATCATGGTCTCGTAGATCAGCGGGGTGCCCTGACCGAACGAGTAATCGAGGCCGAGCCACACGGTCGAGACCTCGGAGCCGTCGCCGACGCGGGTCCGGGCGAGGACCCTGTCGGCCGACTCGAACAGCCGCGCCCACTCCAGCACGTCGATCGGGTTGCCCTCGAAGTCGTAGTAGGTCCCGGACATCAGTCGCCCCAGTACCGGTTGGCGTCGGGGTCGCGCCACTCGGACCGCGGCCGGGTCCAGCGGTAGAAGCCGATCCACTCCAGCCCGGGGCGGTCGGGGTCGAACGCCTCGGCGATCTCGGCCAGCAGGTAGGTCGCGTCGCCGGGCTCGGGGACGTACCCGTCGTCGGGGATCCCGTCGCCGCCGATGATCTGCCAGCCGAACGGGCCGGGCAGGCGGCGGACGATGATCTTGGCCCAGACCGGACCAACGGCCCAGAGGTGGTCGGGCCCGTCGCCAGCGGGACCGCCCATCAGCTTGGCCGCCCACGGGTGCGGGGTCCGGATCTCCCAGCTGTGCGGCTCGCGGTGCCCGGCGGCAAGGTGGCAGGCAACCAGCGTCCCGTGGAACGGGTGACCCTCAGGCGGGCGCTGGTTGCAGGCGCTCACTCCAGCTCGATCCCGTGCTCGACGCACCAGTCGCATTGCCTCGGCGGCACGTCCTCGTCCCGCCACCAGTCCTCGTGCAGGACGGCGACGAGGTGCCCGCACGACTGGCAGTAGTAGAACATCTCGCTCCCGGCGGGCAGGGTGCCGTTGTCGATGTGCTCGGGCGCCGTAGCGCGCCGGGCCTCGAGGTCGGCGGCGGCGGTCATCCCTGTCCTGGCGGCTCCGCCATCGGTATGAAGTCGAGCCGCACCCCGTTCCCCTGCGCGATCGCGTCGACGTGCCCCAGCAGGTTGACGAACGCGTCGGCGCCCTCGTCCTCGCCGTAGCCGCCGTGGGCGAGCATCCCGCGCTTCTCGACGTCGTCGTCGAGCATCACGATCACCCGGTCGCCGTCCCGGTACTCCGGGTGGGCCTCCGCCGCCTCGAGCATCGCGGCGGCGATTCGTCCCAGCCGGTCGGTGGGGGCCTCGCCGACGCGGTCGGTCCGGGAGAGGTGCGGGCTCATCCGGGTCGGCCCGCGGTCGTCGGTTCGAGCGGCAGGAGATCGTTCACCCGGATGAACACGGCGCCGGTCAGGTGCCCGACCAGCTGCTCGGTCTCGTCGTCGGGCAGCTCCGGTAGGTCGAGGCCGACGATGAAGCGCACGACGTCGTCGATCGCCGCCAGCAGTCGATCCCCGTCGCTCGGGGTCACCGCCGATATCCGTTGCGGCGCAGCCATGCGTGCTGCCACTGGCGGCGCATCATCGTTGCTTGGGTGTCGCCGGCGAGACGGAGCAGCTCGCCGAGCTGTTCTGTCGCTACCCAAGCCGCGCCCCCGTCGAGATCGTCGAGGGCGCGGCGGGCAGCGGCCGAGAGTCGACCAGCCACGAACGACTCCCCGGTGGCCGTCAAATACCAGCCGCGGGTCTCGGGATCGCGCTCTACGAGCCCGATCTTGCGGAGGTACCCAAGCCTGACGCCCACATTCACCAGGGGTCGCTTCGATTTCAGACCGGCCAGGTCGGCGACGTCCGCCGTCGAGGCTTGACCCTCGCGTCCGGCGGCGTCCAGCAGCAGCGCGAGCAGCTCGCGGTCGCTCGCGTCGGCGAGCGCGAAGTGCGTTCTAGGCATCAGCGGCCTCGGGGAAGGTCGCCCACGTCGCCGGGGCGACCCCGTTGGTGACGCTCGTGTCCTTCCCGGCGAACCGGACGAGGTCATCCTCGCGAAGCTGCTTGACGGCGGCGTCGACGATCCCGCGGCTGGCGCCAATGGTCTCGGCGATCGCCTTCACGGTGCGCGGCTCGCCGGCGTCGCGCAGGGCGGCGAGCACGCGCTCGCGCATCTTCGGCGACGACTTCATCGTCGGCTTGTCCGCTGCTTTCGGGGCCGTGGGCGCCGGGCCCTGCCCGGCGCGCTGCATCTGCTTGTAGCGCTTCAACTTCTCGGCGACCTGGGTGAGCTCGAGTTTGAGCACGTCGTGGCGAGTCTGGAGCTCGTCGACGGTGGCGTCGAGAAGCGCGGTTAGCTGGGCCTCTGCCGAATCAGGCATGAGGCCGTTCGTGCGAGCGGCAGGCATGTGGCTGGACCTCCTGGGGGGTGGCTGGTGCGTCGCGCGCTGACTCTACGCCTGTCGGGAGACACATCGTGCGTCGGGCGCGTGCGTATTGCGCAAGATCGGGACGCAAAACGATGCTTGCCCTCCCGCGTTGTGCGGCCATCTGCCGGGCCCCGCGGCGTCGAGGCGGGGGTTGCGTCGAGGCGCCGCCTGGCGGGCGCACGCGGGCACACGGCGCGTCACGGCTGGGGTAGCCGTTGTGCCCGTTGTGCGGGCCTGTTGTGCGACGTGTTGTGCTGGCCCCACGGGCGCCGTGTCGGTGGGCCAACGAAAAACCCCCCGTTTCCGGGGGGTTTGTGTGAAGCCGACGCCCGGACTCGAACCGGGGACATCTTCATTACGAGTTTAGTCAGGGGGTTCGGCGGGGGTTGCTCGGGTCGAGAAACCCCCGCAAATCGCGCCTATCGAGTTTGGCCCACATCGGCCGAGGTTTGTAGGGGTGTTGTGCTACCCGTTGTGCTGTTGTGCTCGCGGGCGGCGCGGAAGACGTCGTCGAGGAAGGTGACGTCGGGCGCGTCGCTGTGGATGTAGGTCTGCATGGCGAGGCGCCCGCCGTCGGCGTGGCGCAGCACCCGGGCGATGTCGCTGGCGGTGGCGCCGGTGTTGGCCATCAGGGTCGCGACGCCGTGCCGCAGCTGGTGCGGTGTCGCCGTGGGCACACCGGCGCGCTCGGCGGCGGGCCGGAAGACCCGGCGGCGCCAGTTGCGACCGCTCATCTCGGTGCCGGTCGCCGAGGGGAAGACGAGGTCGTTAGGCCCGGCGCCGGTCTCCGCGCGGCGGCGGGTGAGCGCTTGCGCCATCTCCGGGGTGAGGCGGATCGGCTTCAGCCCGGCCGGGGTCTTGGACCGCGGGAACCGAATCGTCGGGCACCCCTCGTCGTCGTGGCCGAGGTCTGAGTAGCGGACCGCGAAGGGCTCCTGCAGCCGGGCGCCGGTCGTGGCGTAGAGCAGCGCGACGTCGGCGTGCTTGACGGGGATCTCGGCGAGGATCGCGGCGGTCTCGTCGGCGGTCAGCGGGAGGCGCGGCGCGCGCTCCTGCGGGTTCCGGAGGACGACCCGGACGTTGATGTCGCGGCCGATCATCCCGTCCTCAAACGCGGTCTTGAAGAGCGCGCGGACCGGCGCGAAGTACCGGCGGATCGTGGCGGGCGCGTACCCCTGGTCCTCGAGGTGGGCGATGAAGGCCTTGACCTTGGGCGGGTCGATCCGGTCGAGCCGCATGGAGCCGAAGAAGGGGATCGCGAGCCGTTCGATCGAGTCGCGGTAGCTCTCGACGGTCTCGTCGGTGGCGCCGTGGGCCTTCCGGCCGGTGTAGGTGTCGAGCCAGTGCTGGGCGTAGGCCCGGAATGTCTGGCGGTTCTCGGCGCGCTTCTCGCCGCCGTCGATCTTGCCCTTGGCGCGCTTGGCGAGCGTGAGGTTGGGGAATCGCCGGTCGCGGACCTTGCCGGTCTCGTCGCGGAACCGGATCAGGTACTTGCCGTTGGCGAGCAGGTAGATGCCGGGCTCGCCGTCGACCGCGGTCGTCCGAGGCGGGTTAGGGTTCTGGGTGCTCATCAGGGGGTCCTCCTGGTGGGTCGGGGCCCGGCCGGTGACACGGTGCGGGCCCGAAATTAAGGGGTCGCACGACCTTACCCCGCTGGGCCGCTAATGGGACGCGAGCCAGCGGTCGAGCTCGTCGCGGTTGTAGAGCACGCGCCGGCCGTCGCGGTGGACCGGGATCTCGTCGCCCATCGTCAGCTGCCGGATCCGGGAGACCGGGGCGCCGATGTAGGCGGCGGCGTCCTCGGCGGTCAGCCACGGGCTCGCGACGCCGAGGCGCCCCTCGAGGCGGCGCGCGATCGCGTCGGCGAGGCGCTCGACGCCGGCGTCGTCGAGGTGGAGCTCGATGCTCATGCGGCGTTCTCCCAGGTCATGATCCGCCCGCCGATCCACTCGGCGATCTGCGGGACGAGCGAGTTGCCGAGACCCCTAAGTCGGTCCACCCGAGCGGGAACCCCATCAGCCACTCGACCCACGTCGGGTTCAGCTGCCCACTGATGTAGGTGCCGTCCCGGTCCTGGCGTCGTCGGCTGTTGGTCCCGCCCGCGGAGTCGCGGTTCGAAGCCGTCGGCGTCAGGAACATCACGAACTCGGCGAGGTTGTCCGACCCCTCCCGCTTCAAACCCGGGGAGGCGCCCTTGCTGTCCGAGACCGTCGGCGTCGGCACCAGCCGGGCGACCGCCGTGGCGAGGTCGTCGCTGCCGGACCGCGGCCGCCGCGCTCGAGCGTAGTCCGGGCCCGACGGGCTCGACTTCGGGGTCGGCCACAGCTGCGGCTGGGTAGGCGACGATCCAGACCCGGTCTCGGCGATGGGGGGCGCCGAAGGCGCTAGCGGGTAGGCAGTCCCACTCCGCGTCATACCCGCTCGCGGCCAGGTCTCCGAGAACTCGGCCCATCCCCCGAACAAGGAGGCCTGGGACGTTCTCCACGACGACCCATCCGGGGTGTAGCTCGCGAATGAGGCGGGCGAACTCCGACCAAAGACCCGAGCGCGGGTCGAGCAGCCCGAGCCGCAGCCCGGCGTCCGAGAGGCCCTGGCAGGGGAATCCGCCGCAGAGGACGTCGACGGGCTCGATGTCGGCGCCGGCAAGTTTGGCGACGTCGGGGTAGCACGGGACGCCTGGCCAGTGGCGGGCGAGGACGGCGCGGGCCCACGGGTCGCTCTCGCACTGCCAGACGACTCGCATCCCGGCGCGCTCGAGGCCGAGATCGAACCCGCCGATCCCGGTGAACAGGGAGCCGACCCGCACGTCACAGCGCGTCCCGGAGGGCGCGGATCGCGACCGCGGCGATCTGCAGGACCTCGGTCCGGGTGTGGTCCCACACGACCGCCTGCCGCTCGTCGCGCCAAGCGTCGTAGGCCTCGTCGAGCTCGTCCTCGATGCATGCCAGCGCCAGCCTCGAGGCGCCGAGGCGCGTCCCCTCGAACGGGCCGTGCTTGCCGTCCTGGCGCTCGACCTCCCCGGCGAGCTCGACGAACAGGCTGGCGATCGCCGGGTCGATCACGACGCCCGCCACCACCGGTTCGGCTTCGAGCTGAGGTGGTAGCAGCCGCATCGGTTGCACTTGTAGGGCCGGTACGGCTTCCCCTCCTGGGTGCTGATCTTGGCGGCGAACACCAGGGCCCGTTCGATCGAGCCGTAGGCCTGCTTGCCGGTCCAGCTGCAGGTGATCTTCACCGCTGCTCCCGGAGCGCGATCAGCGAGAGGAGCTCCTCGAGCTCGGTGATCGCGAGCCACGGCGGCATCTCGTATCGGTTCCCCGACCAGCGGGTCGCGAGGATCGGCAGCGTCCCGACCCCCGCCGCCTGGGCGTCCGCGGCGACCTGCCGCCACGCGTCCCGGAGTCGCAGCCGCTCGGTCCGCTTGGACTCGATCACGGTGTGCGCGGGCCCGTTCGCGATGTCGCTGTTCCCGGCGGCGCCCGACGCGAAGTTGCGGGTCGCGCGAGGCCACCACACTCGGACCAGCTGCAGGACCTCGAGCTCGCCGGCGGCGCCCTTGTCCCGGGATCGGCTGCCGCCGGTCATCTCGGGGTCCTCGGCCGGACGGCGGCGTCGCGGTCGGCGCCGAGGCGCCGGGCGGCGACGAGGCAGACGGCGGCGAGCTCGCGGAGGTCTTGGACGCGCTCGTGGTCGTCGTCGCCGGTCGCGACGATGTCGACGAGCTCGGCGAGCTTCCCGGCGAGCTCCTCGTCGCTCAGGAGGTCGGCGCCGCGCAGCGCCGCCGCCTCGAATCCGATCAGGCGTGTCTGGGTCATTGCGGGTCCTCGGTGGCGGCGAGCGCGAGCGCAGTCTGGGCGTGCGCGAGCGCGAGATCTCGCCAGAAGGTCATCTGCGCGTTGGCCTTGGCGTTGCCGCCGGCGATGTAGACCCGGAGCCGCTCGTCCTCGCTCATGTTCTGCAGCCGGTCGTCTAGGTGGTCGACGCCGTTCAGCAGCTCGCTCGCGCGGATCGCGTGCTCCCGGGCCGTGGTGTAGCCGGTCTGGGTCATCAGATCGGCTTCGCGTTCCCGCCCTTGGGGTTGGTCCGTTGGACCGGGCGTTGGCGTAGGCCGGTGCGCTTCCGCAGCGCCGTCGCGATCGCGTAGGCCACGGGCCCCGCGCCGTGTCGGCTGCCGGTGTGGCTGATGCTCTGCTGGGCGGCGGCGACCGTGCCCCGGGCTCGTCTGAGCTCGAGTGCGGGGATGCTCTCGAACAGCCGGGCCTGGGCGGCGTCGGTGAGCCGCTCGTCGTACCCGTCCCGGACAAGCAGCGACAGGGCGGTGAGCCAGTCGGCGTTGGTCGAGCTCGCCTCGCCTTTCCAGTTCGCGGCCAGCAGCGCCGTGCGTCGCGTCCCGTTCTCGCCGGCCCGCGCCCAGATCCCCTCGAGGGCGCTGACCGCCTCGATGATGCCCTTCTCGTCCCGGGTGCTGTTGCCCTTCCCGATCGTGAACCCGGCGTTGGCCCAGAGGCGCTGGATCGTCAGCGGCACGGGCTCGCCCTTGACCGTGGCGGCGAGGAACGATTCGACGGCGCGGACCCGGCGGCGGTCGCGGTCGAGGCCGAGCTTGATCGCCATCTTGACGGGGGTGCTGAACCCGCCGTTCCCGAGCGGGAAGACCGTAAGCACGCCGACCAGCCGCTCGTCCCAGTTGATCGCCATCGCGCGGGCTCGCCGCTCCTCGTAGGCGAAGTCGAACTGAACGTCATCGTCGATCCGGAGCTCGCGCACCGGGATGATCCGCAGCGCGTGGCCGGTCGGGCTGATCACGTCGCAGCGGAGGTCTCGCGGCTCGCCGCGCATCACGGCGGCGCACCACCGGTGGCGACCGTCGCCGATGTCGTACTTGGGATCGTGATCAGGTGGTGCGGGGTACATCTGATCCTCCTCGTCGTGGCCGCCGGTGTTGGTCGGCGTAGGGGCAGGTTCGGAAGTGCGCGACGTAGAGCATCTCCCCGGGCTCGCGCTGCGACGGCGGGACCACGAAGACGTGCGGCATCGCGCCGGGGCCGTGCTCAAGGCGCAGGTTGCCGTCGGCGACGAGGTCGGGGTTGATCGGCATCGGGTGCCCGCCGCTGGTGATGGCCCACAGGATCGGCGCCTTGCAGGTCGTGCAGAACTCGCTCACGGGATGACCCTCCAGCGGACGGTGCAGAGGTCGGTGCAGCTGATCGCGTCGCGGAGGTTGACGTTGAGGTCGAACGTGCGCCCGGCGACGTAGGGGCCGTGGTCGGCCATCGTCGCGGTCACGCACCCGCTGTGGCAGATCCAGATCTTCGTGCCGCACGTGAGGATCAAGCTCGCGAACCGCAGGCCCTCCTGGGCGCCGTAGCCGCAGGCGCCTGGGCCGTCCTCGTCGTACCACGAGGCGATCGCCGTCGCCATCGGCGGCGCCGGCGGGTCGAGCTTCCGGGGGGCGGCGTGGAGCGCGCCGCCGATCGAGGCGAGGGCGGTCAGGATCCTGGCGACGATCCCGCTCATGAGCGCTTGCCGTTAGCTGGGTTCGGGCTAGCGGGCTCTCCCGCTCTCCCGCGTACCCCAGGAGTTAAGGGGCTAGAAGTCGACATCCGTCATCTCTCCTTTACAGCTAGTTGGGGTGTACGCGGGAGAGCGGGAGAGCTGCTTGCTGGCTAAGCGGGCCATCTGCTTGCTCTCTCGTTGTCGATCAGCGACTGCTGCTTCGGGCTCCGCGCCGGGGTCGGGGAGACCGCCTCGACGTACTCGACGAGGTCCGCGGGCAGCTGGTAGAGGATCGCCTTCGGGTGCGGGTTGAGGTGGTGCTCGAACCGGACCGCCTCGACGCCGATCTCGGCCAGCCGGGCCCGGAGGGTCGAGCCCTGCAGGTTGCGCTCCCCGGCGACGTAGCGAATGAACGTGATGGTCTCCCCGGCGCGGATGAACTGGTCGCCGGTCTTTTCATCGACGAACCGCACGGGGCGCCGTAGGCCGTTCTCCTCGCTCGGGCGGACGAACAGCTCGGCGTCGGGGCGCTTGAACTCGCCGTGGTTGCGGAGCGCCATCAGCGCGTCGTGGCGACCGTCGGGGACGAGCGTGTACCCGCGCAGCGGGCTCGCGGCATCGAGGATGTTCTGGACCCACTTGCGCGCCTCGTCGCGGTCGTCGACCTCGCTGATGACTTTCCCGAGCTTGACCAGCGCCGCCCAGACGTCGTCCTGCTCCGAGCCGGTGAGGTGCGGCATGTCACACCAGCCGTCGGTGATCGCGAGGACGTTGGCGCGCAGCTGCGGGCCGATCAGCTGCGACTGCAACGACCAGCGGTAGGTCGCGGTGTCGCGGCCCGATCGGAACGTGAGTGAGCACGGGTCGGCGCGCTGGCGCCCGGCGCGCTCGAAGACATCGACGCGGTACTCGTCGCCTGGGCGGAACGCGAGGTTCAGCCAGTCGCGGAGCTGCTCGAGGTCGCGACCTCCGGGGAGGCGTGGGAGGACGCCCTTGGGGCGGGCCTTCCCGAGGTCTCGTCGGCGCTTGCGTCGGTCGACGTCGTCGGCGGTGATGTCGATGGTTCGTTCGGCTGGGGCCATATCGCCTCGCGGATCAGCTCAGGGACGCAGCCGTTGTCGCACCCGGCGAGGCGGGCGCGCGGCGGGTCGGTGTTGAGCAGCTGGAAGGTCACGAGTCCCCGGGTGCAGACCGGGCACCAGCCGGTGAAGACGCCCTCTCCGGTGCCGAGCCCGCCGATCGACCACTCCCAGCCGGTGACCTCCATGCTCGAGCGCTTCAGGACGGTCAGGACGTCCTCGACGAGCTGCGCGTAGCGGCTCGGCTTCGGCGGGGGCGGTGGCTTCGGGCGCCGGTACCGCCTGGCCGCCGGGCTCGCGGGCGGCGCGGCGCGGCAGTGGCAGCGCTCGCACACGACCTGTCCGGCGGCGAACGAGAACTGGAGCTCGTCGGCCTCCTGGCCGCACCTCGGGCATGGTCCCGGACCGCCCGTGGCTCAGAACGGGATGTCGTCGTCGTCGAAGATCCCGCCGGCGGGGACGGGCGCCGCGGGGGACGCCTCGTCGAATAGTCCGCCAGCGGGGCCGGGGGGAGGTGCGGCGGTGCGGGGCTCCGGGAGGCCGGTGGTGTTGATCGGCAGGTCGGTCTGGACCCCGGTGCTGCGCTCGACGATCGCGGTGTTCACGAAGCTGCCGTTGCGCGAGACCTTGACGATGTAGGCGCGGTCCTCGGTCTGGGCGAGCTCGTCCTCGAGCTCGTCCCAGCCGCTCAGCTGCTCGAGGTCGATCCCGAGCTTGCCGAGGAGGTCCTGGGTGCGGGCCTTCCCGCCGCCGGACGTGTTGTGCCACGACTCCCAGTAGTAGGCGAGGTCGGTGGTCCGCCACTCGCACTTGATCGCCTTGCCGTTGCGGGTGTCGCGGACCACGGCGTGCTCGAGCCACGCGGTGTGCTCGCCGTCGACGGGCTCGCCGCCGTCCTCGGTCTTGAAGTCGTCGAAGCTCACGGCTGGGCCCCCTCTCCGGGTGTCGGCGCGGGCGGGTTGTGGTAGGCAGACTGCGCGGCTGGCGGCGGGGCATTCTCAGCCGTGCCGCCGCCGGCCGCTCGAGCGTCGCTGATGTACCGGGCGAGACCGCGGAGCATCACGACGCAGGCCTGCGGGACGCCGTCGAAGTACTGGCCCATGGCCAGGATGAACGGGGCGCCGTCGACGCCGCCGATCTGCTTGACCGATTCGGCGGCGGCGTTCTCGGCGGCGTCGTCGGCCACTGGCCCCCACGGCGGAACGGGGGCGCCGTCGCCCGCCGCGGGGGCGCTCGAACCGGTGGCGCCGTCCAGCTCCTCCGCTGGCGTCGTCTCGTATCCGGCGAGCTTGACCACGAACTTCAGCGGGGCGCCGAGCGCGCGGGACTGCCCGCGGGTCTGGGCCATCGACGACAGCGCGTAGTCGTCCTGATGGACCTTGCTCGCCTCGCCGCGGGTGCAGCGGCCCTCGCCCCAGCCGACGGGGTTGCCGTTCTTGGTCGCGTGGAAGGAGGCCTTGAAGCCGAACGCGAGGCCTCTCGCGCGGGCGGCGAGCATGTCGCGGTGCAGCGCCCACGCGCGGTGGACGGTGTCGGCGTCCTTCCACGTCTGCCACTCGGCCGACTCCCGGCGCCTGGGCTCGGGCCCGGGCGGGGGCGGCTCGTGGTCGATCGGCTCCATCGCGGGCCAGGGGAGCTCGGTGACCTCGCCGTCGTCGGCGAGCACGCCGGTCAGCGCTCCGATCGTCTGCCACGCCTCGATCTGGATGTGATCGTTGTCGCCGATCCGGCGGGACATCCTCTTGGCCTTGACGACCGCCATGAATTCGTTGGCGGCGTCGGTCGCGGCGCCGATGATCTCGCCAGCGGTGGCGCCGGCGAAGAGGGCGACGTCGGGGTCGTGGGCGCGCTCGAGCGCGGTGGAGGTCATGAGAACAACTCCTCGGGGGTCAGGGTTGGGGAGGGCGCCGGTTCCGACACGGGGGCGGACGCGGCGTCAGGGGTGCGCCCGCTGCCGTCGGGTGATGGGTCCGGCGGCGCGGGCGCGGGCAGTTGGACCGATCGCACGACGGTCAACTTGCCGGGCTTCTCCCGCCAGCTGCAGGTCGCCTGGACGGCGTCGTGCGCGTCGCCGGTGAGGCGGGCGAGCAGCGCCTTGGCCTTGCTCCGCGCGACGACTGGCTCGCGGGTGATCACGTCGGCGACGTCCGCGGCGCGGACCACGCCCTCGTCGACGAGCTGCTGGAGCGCCGCCTCGAGCTCGTCGCCGTCCCAGACGCTCTCGCGGCTCGTCGAGGCCTCGACCTCCCACTCGCCGAACACGGCGAGCTTGGTCTGGCGGATCGCGAGGCGGCGGCGAAGTTCGACCGCGAGCGCGTCGGCCCACCGCTTGGCCTCGGCCTCCCGCTCGAGCACGAGGTGCAAGGCCTCGGCGAGGGTGTCGGCGGGCTGCTCGTTGAGGCGCTCGAGGACCTCGCCGGTGCCGAGGTGGACGGGGGTGACGTCGGTGCCGTTCATCCCTCGGCGACGTAGTCGATGCCGTAGGCGCCAGCGATCGTCTTGATCTCGTCGTCGAGGCGGCGGATGTTCTCGGGGGTCGGCTCGAAGCCGTTGGCCTCGAGCAGCTCGTTGACCTCGAGGTGCAGGCCGCCCTTGCCGTCGTCGTAGACCCCGGGCGCGAGCCTGGCCATGCTCGCCAGGTCGCCCGGGGTGTCACTCATGCGTCGAGCCGTTGCGCGGGGTGTGGACGGGCCACATCGGGTACCCGAGGATGCTGGCGACGTCCTCGTCGCCGAGGCCGCTCTCGTCGCGGCGCCAGCGGATCGCGATCAGCGCGATCGCGACGAGGCCGGCGACTGTCGCGGCGAGGAGCACGATCGCGAGGCCGAGGACGATCACCAGGAACGCGACGTCACTCATGGTGGTGCGTGTCCTCGGCCAGAAGCCACTCGACCGTGACGCCGGTCGCCTGGGCGATCAGCTCGAGGTGCGCGAGCGTCGGGGTGACCTTCCCGTTCTCCCACTCGTTGACGTGGTTGCGGCGCTTGCCGATCCGGTCGCCGAGGGTCTGCTGGGTGAAGCCGGCGTTCTTGCGGGCGGTGCGGATCCGGGCCGCGACGCGCGCCTTGTAGGGCGTTTCGCTGATCGCTTGCACGGTCCGGGAGGGTTGTACGTCCGGGCGATCTTCATAAGTCCGAGACTGCCGGACCGTCCCGTCTGGGTTCGCTATTTGCGGCTGTTTCCGAACCGGGATTTCGACGGGGAACATCCAGCGGAGCTCCCGGCCGTTGCGATCCGCGCTGGTCAGGAACTTGGCCGCGGTCCGCAGGTGCTCGGCGTCGACCTCGACCCAGTGTCGGCGCGTGCCAACGGACGACGAATCGTCGGGTTGCCCAAACCTTCCCATTGCTACCTCCGGTCCTCGGCCCTACACGGTGGCTCCCCCCGTCCGCAGCCCGCCGCGCGATAGGAAGGCCCCGAATATGGGCGGCGCCTCCCGGGCAGGGGTGCGCCGCCCGGTGCCCGGTCTCCCCTTCCCTCGTGGGCGAGCTGCGGTTGCGCAACTCTACGCGCGGCGCGCATGCGTGTCACGCACGGTCAGTCTGGGTAGATGAGAACTCTCTTGGTAATGGCTCTGACACATGCTGGCCTCCAACTGCGGGGCGTGCATGCACCAGAATTGTGCGCGTCCCGCAGGTGACCTATCCTTGCGTCAGTCGCCGGCGGGCAGGCCGGTCGACCCCGGAAGAAGATGGAGGTCCCAGACGTGCATGAGTTGTTGCTCCCGCACCTCGTAGACGTGCTGAAGACCGCGCGGATGGGCGCCGCGCTCACCTACGCGCACATCGCGGTGCGGGTGCGCAAGGGCGACGGGCGGGTCGGGGTGTCAGAGTCGACGATCTCGCGGTTCGAGAAGGGGACGCACTGGCCGTCTGACCCGGACGCGTTCGTCGTCGCCTACGCCGACGCGCTCGAGGTCGAGCCGGTCGAGCTCTGGGCGGCGGCGACCGCTCGCCTCTCGGCAAATCGGGGCTAGGGCGCTAGCCCCACGGGGCGAACAGCGAGAGGTTCGACCAATCGTCGCGGCCCTTCCCCTGCCAGCGGTAGTGGACGTCGCCGTTGTCGAGGGTCATGAAGAAGTGGAGGTTGCCGTTGGCGGCGACCTCGCTGGTGATCCCGCGGATCGTGCGGCCCTTGGGCGCGTCGGCGAACTTGAAGAAGCCAGCGAGGCGCTTCCCGGCCTCCCCGCCCCACCACGCGTTCTGGTTGGGCTTCTGGAACGTCAGCCACGCGGTCTCGCGGGCCGGTCCAACGGTCCAGACGTGCAGGGTCCCATCTTCGGCTAGGGCCGATGCCATCATTTCGACTACCTCCGGGGGTGACGGTTCGGGAGAGGGTCCACCGGGTGCTCCGCCGGTCGCGGGCATCCCCGCCTGGACCCACGCGCGGAGGTCCGGGCCGGGGCAGGCGGTGGCGAAGTGCGCGCCGTGCCAGGTCCGGGTCAGGGTGCGGCCGGTGACGGAGCACAGCCAGTCGTAGAGCGCGCGACTCGAATTCTTGGCCGCCTGCGAAACGGCGGCGGTCGGGGTCCCGCCAGCCGTCGACGGCTGCAGCATGCAGACGCCGAAGCCGTCGGTATTCCGGTCCGGGCAGTGGATCCCGCGGTTGGTCAGCCCGGCGCCCTCCATGATCTGGCCGTCCTGGGCGACCAGGAAGTTGTAGCCGGGGGCGGCGGCGTACCCCTGGTTGCGGTGGATCGACTCGATGTCGCGGCACCACTGGTAGGGGTCTCGGGCGCTCATCACGGGCCAGTGGACGACGAAGAACCGGCGCTGTGAGTGCGCGACGCCGCGGCCGCCGGGGATCGACGTCCGCGCGCCCCATTGGGAGCGGGAGACGATGCGTGGTTGCGCGGCCATCAGAGATCGGCCGGGTCCTTCCCGCCCGTCATGGCCTCGAGCTCCTCCTCCTCGGACTCGGGCGGGGTCGGCTCCTGCTGGGCCTGCTGGTCTGACTCCTCGTCCGGCGGCGCCGGCGTGGGCTCGGCCTCGAGCGGCTCGTCGCGCTCGGGCGGCGTGGGCGGGGTCTCGGTGGTCATCGCTGGGTCCTCCTGGGTCGGGTAGGGCGGCGCCTCGGGGTGGCGCCCGTGGGTGCCGAGGTACGTGGCCACGGCGCCAATTGCAGCACCGAGCACGGTCGACAGGAGCGTGGTCTCGTCGGGGCTGAATTCCCGGTGGGAGATCGCCGCCCCGGCCGTCGCGACGACGACCGCGAGCACCACGCCCGTTGCGAGGACGACGGCGGCGACGCCGGCGAAGTCCCGGTTCCTCACGGCTCGCGCGGGGTGGCGTCGAGGCGGGGGTGGCGGTCCTCGGGCACGACGTACGGGAGCGTGCCCAGCGGCGGCGACTTTGCCATCGTCGCGCCGAGGATCTGCGCGCCGGGGTGGAGCTCCCACTGGGCGACGAGGTCGACCAGCTCCTCGTAGGTCGCGACGGTGCCGCCGATGACGATCGTGTAGGTGAAGTCGCCGGCGGGCAGTTCGGCTCTGGATTCGGTGGCCATCTGGCTCCTCTCAGGTCTTGATGAACACGTTGACGCCGACGTAGGGCGGCAGGTTGTTGTGCGGGGCGTTGCCGCCCTCGGGGGTGATGCCGTGGAGGTGGTCGATCTGGCGGTCGAAGCCGGAGCTGTGGCCGGGCACGGAGAAGTTGAACGCGCCCTGGTGAATGTCGCCGCCGGCGGTCCACATGTTCATCGGGGCGTACCCGGCGGGGACGGCGTGCGCGTGGTCGAGGCTCCGGTCGGCGGCGTGGGTCGTGCCGCCGTGGGCGTGGTAGGGCATCTCGGCGCCAGAGAGGACGACCGTTGCGGCGCCGCCGCGCTCGCCGAGCCTCGCTGCCGGGAGGCCCATCGGGAACCGGCCGTCGAGGAAGTTGGGGAGGTTGAAGGTCTCCTGGCCGTCCCCGGCGCCGTGGTCCTCGCCGATCTCGTCGAACAGGTCGGGGTAGAGATCGCGGCGGATCTCGCGACCGTCGCACAGCAGCCAGCCGGGCCGCTCGCGGCGGGACCCGCTGAACCGGTAGTCGCCGGGGAAGAACATCGCCCCGAGCTCGTCGAGGCGGTCGGCGAGGCGACCCGTGTCCTCGACGTAGTCGGCGGGCCCGGCGTCGCCTGGGACGGGGAGCTTGTAGTTCGGGGTCTCGCGCGCTGGCCGGTTGTCCTGCTCCTGGCGCTGGCCGGGGGTCTCGTCGGGCATCACGCCTCCTCCTCGGTGCTTTGTGTCGGCTGGCCGTCGAGCACGCCAGCCCAGGTCCCGTAGGCGCCCTCGAGCTCGCCCCAGGTGAGGCCGCTGTCGCGGAGCATCCCCCAGGTCTGGCCGTGTCTCACCTCGTAGATGAGGTTGAGGCCTGCGGGCTTGTTGGCCTGGAGCGCGGCGCGGACGCCGGCCTCGTCGTGTTCGATGAAGTCGAACGTGAAGACCCGGAGCAGGTAGGGGTCGCCGTCGGCGCGCTCCTCGAAGTAGATCCAGCTCGGGTCGAATTGGTGGGGCGGGTAGAACCGGCGGACGGCGGCGATCATCGCTTCGCGGGTGCCTCGCCAGAGGCCGGGGGCGCGCGGGCCGATCAGCGCGCGGAGGTCGGGCGGGTCGAGGGCGTCCCAGCGGCGGATCCCGGCCCACTGGGCGAGGACCCGGAGGAACGGTTCGGGGCAGCGGGTCGGGCTGGCGAGCGCGGTCCACCCCTCGTTGCCGTCGGCGTCGTCGCGGACCATCACGGCGATCACGTCGAGCAGCTCGGACAGGGCGGCGAGGAACTTGGCCCAGGAGAAGTCGTTCTCGGGGTCGAGCGCCGCCATCGTCGGTGTCGCGGCGTAGAGGTCGCGGCCGGTCTCGCCCATGCCGAGCTCGGCGGGTGGCTCGACGATCTTGTCGGGGAGCGGCGCTTGGCGGCGGGGTGCGGGCTGGTAGCTCACGGCGTGTTGACCGTCCCGGTGATCTCGCCTGGGCGCGGGAGGGTGAACGGGCCGCCGAGCTCGAGGTCCTCGGCATCGCCGTTGATCGTGACCCAGTCGACGCGGTCGACGCCGCGGCATCGGTCGAGCAGGCCGATGAGATTGTTGATCCAGATCGTCTGGCGACCCGGGATCTCGTCGGTCTCGGGGGGCGGGATGACCTCGCCGGCGCCGGTGGCCGGGGAGGTGGTCCCGAGGCGGAAGTTGGCGGGGTCGAGCTCTTGCTTGATCGCGTCGATGCAGATCGAGTGGACGACGTCGGGGTCCTGCTCGCCGAACATGGTCACGCTGAAGTCGACGTCGACGGTCTCGAACAGCGGGCTGATCACATCGACCAGGAAGTTGACCTCGCGGATCGATTCGAGGTAGGCGCGGACCTGCGCGCGGACGGCGTCCTCGAGCGGGCGGCCGTCGACGCCCCAAACGATCAGGGCGACCCGCCGCTGGTGGCCCCAGGTGCCGTCGAGCGGGTTGAAGCCGTCCATCGCGACGGCGCGGCCGACTCCGGGGATCGTGAGCGCCAGCACGGCGAAGTCGCCGGGGAGGACGGGCCGGAACGCGACGACCCGGAGCAGGGTCGAGAGCTGGTCGAGGTACATGGTCCGGTCTTGGCCGTCGTCGCCTTGGGTGGTCGGGCGGACGACGACGACGGACTCGACCCAGTCGAATGGGTCGGAGACCTCGGCCGGGCCGACGAGGCCGTTCCCGGCGGCGCCGTCGTCGACGGCGCGGATCGGGACGTTGACGGCGACGGTCTCGCCGGCGGGGATCTCGACGCCCGCGAGGACCTCGAACCCGACGAGCTCGTCGCCGGTCCTGGCCAGGGTGATCTGCGCGCCGGTGCGGACGACGTACCCGCGGTCGTCGACCGCGGTCCAGTTGGAGTAGCCGAGCGCCGGGGCGGGCGGGCGGATCGGGAGGCCGAGGACCTCGGTGCCGTGGGTGATGAAGATCGCCTCGGGTACGTCGCGGATCAGCGCGCGGAGCTCGGCGGCGATCGCGGCGAACGCCTCGATCAGCCAGGTGTCGGGGTTGGCGTCGTGGGCCTCCCAGCCGGGGACGAGGTACGCGAGCCGGTTGAAGACCTGCCGGGAGATCTCCTGCTCGTCGGTCTCGATGTCGGGGCCGGTGAACCCGACGTCGGCCGCGGCGAGCTCGCGGTTGGGGTCCCAGACCTCCTCGGGGTCGAATGCGGCGCCAGCGCCGTCTAGCCAGCTCATGAGGCCTCCCAGGTCAGCTCGTACATGGCGCGGAGCCGCATCACGCCGGGGTCGTTCGGGTCGTAGTCGCCCTCGACGATCGCTCGGGCCCGCGGCTCGGACTCGTCGATCGCGGTCTGCAGCTGCGCGCGGGCGAGGTCGACGCCGGTGCCGAACTCCAACGAGTCGGGGCGCCCGAAGCCGGGCAGGGTCGCGCGCTCACCGGCGGTGGTCCGGACGATGACCTCGACCGCGTCGGCGACCTCCTCCGGGGTGTCCTGCAGGGTGCTGGCGACGCGGGCCTGGCCGGTGCGGAGCTTCTCGAACCGGAACGGGTACGCGAAGTGGCGCGGGTCAGGCATGCAGCAGCTCCTCGATCGAGGTCGGGCCGGGTTCGATGACGGTGCCGGGGGCGAGCGGGGCGACCATCGCGACCTCGATGTAGGTGTGCATCTCGCCGCCGCCGACGTTGGTCGCCATGTCGGTGTTGCGGTTCGAGTAGCCGCCCATCCCGCCGATGCGCTGCCCGGCGCGGAGCGGCACGGTCCCGTCGATCGCGAACGTCGCGAACGGCAGCGGGTTGCCCGCGACCTGCGCGGGGACGTAGCCCATCCTGACCAGCTGGAAGCCGCCGTCGACCGCGACCCCCAGCAAGAAGTAGGTGTCCGGCTGCCCGACGTTGTGCGAGATCGCCCACGAGACGATCGCCCGGTAGTAGCCGTCGACGGGGGCGACGTACTCCTCGCCGACGAACAGCGAGGCGTCGCCGCCGCCGGGCGTGTCATAGGGCAGGCGCGTGAAGTTGCCGGACGGGATCGTGAACGCGGCCGCCCGGTAGCGGCGGGCGTAGCGCGGGTTGACACCGGCGCCGGCGGGCCCCTCGTCGCCGCGGTCACCCTTGTCGCCCTTCTCGCCGACGTCGCCCTTCTCGCCGGGGTCGCCCTTGGGGCCCTGGGCGCCTGGGAGGCCGATCCCGGGCTCGCCGGGGAAACCCTCGGGACCGCGGTCGCCCTGCGGCCCAGCGGGCCCCTGCGGGCCCACGGGGCCAAGATCGCCGGGGTCGCCCTTGACGCCCTGGGGGCCCTCGGGGCCGGTCTCGCCGGGCGGGCCGTCTGGGCCGACGTCGCCGCGCTGGCCAGTGTCGCCGGTCGGGCCGGGCGGACCGTCGGGACCCGGGGGCCCGAGGTCACCGGGGGGCCCCTGAGCGCCCACGGGGCCGTCCGGGCCGGGGTCGCCGCGATCGCCTTGCGCGCCTCGCGGGCCCTGGGCGCCTGGTGGGCCGACGAGGTGGTCGCCGTCGATGACGACGCCGCGGACCTTGACGATGTAGGCCAGCGCGACCCAGGGCGGCATGTTGTTGTGCGGCTGGCCGCCGCCGGCGGGGATGAGGCGGTTGTAGGCCCACGCCTGCGGCGTGTTGGCCGGGTTGTAAAGCGCGACTTCGAGGTCGCCGACCTCCGTCGACGAGGCGCGAAAGTAGTAGTCGTTATCGGTGCCCACGTGGTCGTGGCGGGGCATCTCGTCGACGGTGAGGGTGTGCTCGCGCTCGCCGCCGCGGGTGCCGATCGCCGGGCCCGAGAGGACGAACTGGTCGGTCAGGTCGGGGACGGTGAACGTCCGCGGGTCGCTGTTGAGGTCGACCGACCAGAGCGGGTTGCCAGCGAACCACTCGGTCACGGCGAAGTTGAACCCCTGCAGGTAGTCGAACTGCTCGAGGCGGCGACCGTCGGCGAGGACGAAGTCCTCGGGGATCGTGCGGCCGGTCCACGCGATCACGCCGCCGATCGGGGTGGTCTCGTGGCCGACGCCGGCCTCGCCGCGGTCGCCTTGCGGGCCGGGGTCGCCGCGGGGGCCGATCGGGCCGTCTGGACCGGCGGGGCCCGGGAGGCCGGGGGCGCCGTCGATGCCGTCGATGCCGTCCTGGCCGGGCGGGCCGGGCGGGCCCTGCGGTGGGTCGGTGCCCAGCCCGCGACCCCACGCCTTGCCGCTCATCATCAGCTGCTGCTGGCCCCGGTAGTAGGTCCACAGCCCGGAACTCGGCGACAGGAACACGGCGGCGCGGTAGGCGACCCCCTCCTTGAGCTTGAACAGCGGGGCCAGGACGCGAGCGTCGTAGCGGTTGACGTCCAGGTGTTGCGTCGCGATCGCCGAAGCGGTCGCGCGCCCGTCCTCGTCTGGCGGGTCGAGGGTGACCTGCGCGTAGCAGTAGCCGTAGGAGGAGTCGGACTTTTCGAGCAGGCCGATGCTGACCGTCAGCTCCCACCACGCGTCAACGATCGGCGTGATGTCCAGCGCCAGCGGCTCGACGTCGTCGACGAGCACGGCGGTCAGCGCGCCCAGCTGCGGCGAGTAGGCGTCCTGGCGCCCGTAGACCACTTGCGTATCGAGCATCTCGGCGCCGCCGTGGGGGCCCATCGGGCCGTCGTCGCCCTGGTCGCCCTGGGGGCCCTGTGCGCCGCCTGGGCCGCGCGTCCCCTGGATCCCTTGCGGGCCTTCGGGACCGCGCGGCCCGTCCGGTCCTGGGGGCCCTGGGGGGCCCACGGCGGCGGGATCTCCGACGCTCGGCGAGATCCACGGTCGTCCGCGGTTGGTCAGGGTGACGAGGACGCGCTGGCCGACCTCGACGTTGACGTCCGCCGGCGCGCACGGGCCCCAGCGCAGCTGCCGGTTGAAGCCGTCGATGACGACCATCGGGCCGCGCGGGGTCAGGCGGGTGACGCGCGCCTCCCAGCCCTGCGAGTTGCCGAGCGCGGAGGCGACGTCGGGCGGGGTGAGGAGCTGGTCGAGGTCTCCGGGCATCAGGTCCCCGGCCAGTGGCGGGCGACGAAGCTGCCGGTCGACCGCGCGCTCGAGTGGAGCTTCCCGCCGGACCCGCCGCCGGTGTCGAACCGCCACATCGGGAACCCGTGGAACTGGATCCAGATGTGGCCGCTGTTCGTCCACACGGTCACGCGTGACCCTCGGCCGGCCTGCCCCCAGCTGAGGAAGTTGCCCGAGACGGGGGCGTTGCCGCTCCCCGGCCGCCAGCCGTTCGGGACCGCGATCCCGGCGCTGGTCAGCACCCAGGAGACGCCGCTCGAGCAGTCGGCATAACGGGAGAAGTTGTTCCGCTGTCCTTGCGAATAGATCCAGTTCTTGGCGGTCGCCGCCTGGGCGGCGGCGTAGATGCGGGAGCCGAGCGACCCGTCGCCGCTGGCGGCGCCGCTCCCGGCCATCTCGACGTCGTTCCCGGCGACGGTGATGGTTCTGGTCTCGCGCTCGGGGGCGGGCTCGAGGAGCTTCACGCCGACCCGTTTGAGCGTGATGTCCTGGGTGACGGAGAACAGGTCCCGGCGGGTCGAGGCGACCAACCACTTCCCGTCGGCCGGGCCCTCGTCGAACAACTGCACGACGTCGCCGGGCCCGAGGGCGTACCGGCCGGTGATCACCTTGAGGTTCGCTTCTGCGGCCTCCTGGCGGGTCTCGAACTCGAAGTTGAGACCGACGACGCCGCGCGAGGTCTCCGAGATCCGGTACTTGGCGTCCTGCTTGCCGAGCCACTCCTCGGTGACGAACCACAGCTCGCCGCGCTTGGTGAACCGGCGCCAGCCGACCTCTTCGGCGAGGCGCCCGATGCAGGTCCAGCTGTCCTCCTTCTTGTCCGCGGTGCCGCGGCTGAATTCGTAGGGCTTGTCGCGGACCTCGGTGTAGGAGGTGCCGCCGTCGCCGGTCACGCCTGCGCTCTCCCCGGCGCCGGCGCCGCCGCCGCCGATGAAGTAGGAGGCGGCGCGGAGCGCTTCGGGGTACCACTTCGCGGGGGCGCTCGCGAACGCGGATCGCTGGGTCTTGTGCGACGCCGTGAGCCAGCCGAGGCCTTGGCGGCGGTAGGGCAGGTAGATCGACAGGAACTTGTCGATCGCGTAGCTCGGGGTCGTGATCTGCGCGACCGTCCCCCAGCCCATGCTCGGGCGCTGCTGGTAGAGGCCGCGGCTGTCGCGGTCGCCGAAGTTGATATTCGTGACGCCGCTCTCTTGGATCGCCGTGGCGATCGCCCCGGCGGCGGATTCGAGGTCGCCGCCCTTGGCGCGGGTGCGGGTCGCGATCAGCGCCATCATCTCCGCCTGGTGGGCGTTGGCGCGCTTCCCCTTGACGGTCAGGTTCCCCTGGTTGGCGTGTTCGCTCCAGCTCGGCATCAGATCGCGATCGCTTGGCGCTCTTTGAGCTCGGGGCAGCGGAACGGGATCACGAACGCCTTCGGCTCCCGGACCAGGGTCTCGACGAACTGCGCGCGGGTCGTGTTCTCGCGGTTGGCTTTCCGCGGCTCGTCGAATTCCCGCAGCACGTTGACCGCGGCCTCCTCGAACGTGAGGGTGAGCTGGTTGCCGTCGCGGGCGACCCGGACGAGGCGGTAGAGGACCCGGTCGAGGGTGAGGGTCGCCTTGGTCTTGACGATGTTGGAGCGGAGCAGGCCGCGGGCGGGGTCGCGGACGGTGATCACGACGGTCGAGGCGCCCTCGAGCGTTTCGTCCTGGGTGGCGCTGGTCATCGCGCGGTTGATCGCGGCGACGACCTTGTTGTCGCCGTGGAGCCGTAGGTCCTGCTGCTCGAGCGGCTTGGCGGGCAGGGCGGCGACCTGGAGCTTGACCGCCGGGCTCACTTCGCGGGCACCTTGATCTTCTTGCCGGCGGGGAACTTCTTCGCGTCGAGCTTGATCCCCCGCATCCCCGGGTTGAGCTTCTCGATCTCCTGCCAGCGCGCGGCCTTACCCAGTGTTTTCTGGGCGATCTTCTGGAGGTCGTCGCCTTTGACGATCGTGTACTGGCGGGCCTGGGCCGGGGTCGCGGCGGCGCGCGGCAGCTTGGCGAGCTCGTCGGGCTGGATGTACTCGACGAGGTGCAGGGTGAGCCGCTGGCGCATCCGGCGTCCGGTGACGATGTCGCGGAGCTCCTCGCCGTAGTCGATCTGCTCGATCGCCCATTGGCGTCCCCAGTGCGGGATCGGGCCGATCATCCGGATCGTTAGCGGCGTGTCGAGGATCTCCTCGAGCGTCGCGATGTGGTCCTCGATCCAGAGGCCGCCGCCGTCGCGGGTGACCCAGCCGTCGATGATCAGGTCGGCCTCGAGGCGCTTGTTGCGGCGCCCCTTCCACTCGGTGATCCCGGCGGCGCGGGGCCGGTCGAGGACCTCCCACTCGGCGCCGGATCCGGTCGGCTTGACGCCGTCGGGGCCGATCAGGCAAACGAGCGCGAGTTGCCCCTCCCAGCTCTGGATGATGACGTGGTGGCCGGGCCACAGCCAACCGGCGCGGACGCCGAGGATCGGCGGGACGCTCGGGGGTGGGAGGACGCCGGTGCCGGTCATCGGCGGTTCTTCTGGAGGTCGGTCTCGCGAGCGACGACGTGCGCGAGCTCGCGACCGTCGACGTCGAGGTGGACGTGGATGTCGCCGCCGCCGAGCGCTCCGATGTCGACCGGCTGCTGGGTGCCCGCCTGGAGCGGGGTGATGCGGGTGCCGCCGGGCAGGTTCATCAGCTCGGGGCCGCGCTCGCCGACCAGCGCGAGGGTGCCGCCGGCGGGTGTGACGCCACCGGCGGCGAACGGAAGGATGGAGCCGACGGCGCCAGCGGCGCCGCTGATCGCGCCTCCGACCCCACCGATGACGTCCTTGACCTTGCCGATCGCGCTCTCGATCGGCGCGACCATCGCTTTGACCGCGGCGATGATCGCGTCGATCGCCGACTTGACTGCGCCGACCGCCGTGGTGAATGCCGACACCATCCCGTCGACCTGGCCCTTGATCGCGCCGAAGACGGCGAGGGCGACGCTCTTGACGGCGCCGAAGGCGGCGTTGACGCCGTTGCGGAACCACCCGATTTTGTTGTAGGCGATCACCAGCCCGGCGACCAGCAGCGCGACGGCGGCGGCGATCGCGATGAACGGGGCGGCGGCGACCAGGGCGGTGCCGATCAGGCCGAGGAGCGCGGCGCTGGTCAGGCCGAACGCACCGGCGAGAACCCCGAAGGCGCTGGCGATGACCGAGGCGATCAGGAGGCCTCCGAGCGCGGCGGCGAGGGCGATCACGATCGCGCTGAACCCGGGGATGTTCTGCATCCCCCAGCTAAACGCGGCGATGACCGGCTTGAAGACGTTGGCCAGGGCGACCATCACCGGGATCAGCGCCGTCCCGATCTGGAGCTTCAACCCCTCGACGGTGCTGGTGATCTCGCGTTGGGCCTTGGCGAGCTCGAGGCCCTTCTTGACCCCGGCCTCGTCCATCGTCAGGCCGTACTTCTTCATGACGTCCATCTGCTCCCGGAGGCCCTCGGAGCCGAGGTTGAGGAGCGGGAGGAGGTCCTGGGCGCCGCGGCCGAATAGCTGCTGGGCGAGCGCGGCCTTGTCGGCGCCGGCGGGGAGCTTCTCGAACGCGTCGGCGGTCGCCGCCAGCGTCTGGTCGAAGTTCATCCCCTTCAGCTGCTCCTGGGAGAGGCCGAGGTCCTCGAACGCTTTGACCGCGGCCTTGCTGCCGCCCTCCGCGCCCCGGAGCTTCTGGGAGAACGCGGTGAACGCGCGGGTTAGCTGGCTGGTCTCGATGTTGCGGCTCTTGGCCATCGAGACCCACGCGCTCGCGGTCTCGGTGTCCATCCCGGTCTGGCGGGTCAGCTTGGCCGTGTCTCGGGCGAGCTGCGCGGCGTTGTCCGCGGCGCCCTTGAGGAAGTCGAACCCCTTCCGCGCGACGCGGGCGCCGCCAGCGGCGACGGCGATCTGGCCCGCCATCTGCTTGAACCCGCCGCCAGCCGATTCGGCGCTCTGGCCGGTGTCGGTCGCGGCCTTCCCGACGCCGCGGATGTCTGACGCGCCCTGCTGGGCGTTCTTGACGTCGACGAGGACCTCGAGCGTGGACCGGCTATCGGGCACGGCGCCTCCGGAACATGCGGCGCAGGAGCTCGCCGATCGCGTTGGCGATCGCGTTGGCGAGGTTGTCTCGGCGGACGGTGTCCTGCTCGAGCGCGCTCTCGGTTACCGCGCTCCAGTAGAGGCGCTCGAGCGTGTCGCCGTAGGCCAGCCGTTCGGCCGGGATCCCGAGCAGGCACGCGGCTGCGACCGTGCTCACCGATCCGGCCTTCGCGATTCCCCCACGAGTCGGTCGGCGACCCCCGGCGCCTGGCCGCGAAGCCATGTCGAGTAGTCGCCGGCGAGCTGGCCGATCGCCAGCTGGGCCTTGACCGGGTCGTCCCAGAGTCCCTCGAGGACCGACCGGGCGCTGTCCCTGACGCCGCCGAGCTGGAGGAGGTCGGCGAGGCGCCGGTCGAATCGGAGGTGCTCGCCTTCCATCAGCGGGCCCCAGTCCTCGCTCGAGTCGCGGCGGGCGACGACCTCGTCGCATCCGGCGATCACGAGGTCGCGGTTGGCGCGCTTGATCTCGTCGGGGGTGCCGGACCCGGCGGCGATCTCCAGCAGCCGATCAAACCCGCGGTCGTCGAGGTAGTGGAAGCGGACGCCGAGCTTCCCATCCCACCAGGGCAGCGGGATCGTGGTGGTCTTGGCGAGGCCGATCCGGTGGTGCTGCTCGCGCAGCCCGGCGATGAGGGAGTTGGGCGCCTCGCCGTTGCTGGCGCGCGGGTCGGGGGCGATCCCCGCGTCGATCGCGGCCTGCGCGAGACCGGCGCTCGGGGTGACGCCAGCGAGCTCGGGCATGTCCTGGCGGGCGCGCTCGAGGACGTCGCGGATCTCGGGGGGTGTGTCTGGCATCAGCCGAGCCCGACGTAGCTCGGCGTCATCTCAAGCTCGATGAGCGCGGCGTCGGCCGCGGCGTTGGAGTCGTGTTCGGGCGGGGTGGTGCGCTTGTGGGTGCCGATGTAGATCAGCGGTCGGCCCCAGACGTTGCCGTCCTTGTCGAGCGGCTGCTTGGCGATGACCATCCCGACCTTGCCGGGCGAGTCGAGCAGCGGGCCGACGAGGCCGTGGTCCCGCTCGAGCAGGTAGATCCGGCCGATCACGACGTTGTCGACTTCGCTCAGGCCGCCGAGCGAGATCACGCCGCTCATCCCGCCGAGGTGGTACTTCAGCTCGTCGGAATCGACGCCGCCCCCGGACAGGGTGTCGAACGTCCCCAGCGCGCCGATGTGGTCGAGCCACGCGGTGACGTTGTAGTTCTTGGTGAGCACTGCTCCTCCTCCTAAACGAGGGACTCGGTGATGGCCTGCTTGACGATCAGGACCTCGACGAACTCGGCGAACGGCGCGACCTTGAGCAGGAGCGCGCCGCGGAGCTGGCCGTCGGCGATGGTCTCGGGGGTGTTGACGGCGTCGCCGACGTCGACCCGGAACGCGTCCTCGGAGGTCAGGCCGAACAGCGCGTCGTTCTGCCAGTAGCGCAGGCAAATGCCCGAGAGGGCGGCGCCGAACTCGGCGATCTTGCGGAGCCGACCGTCGAGGACCGCGAAGACGTAGTTCTCGGCCTCGGCGTCGCCCTCGGCCTTGATCGCCATCGCGGTCCGAACCCCGGAGAGCTGCAGCCACGCCCGCCTGGGGCCCTCGGGGTCGACGAGCGACCGGAAGCCGTAGGCGCGGACCGACTGCTGGATGACGCGGGCGGTGTTGACGCCGGCGAGCATCAGCCGCTCGCGCTCGTCGTCGTCGTACTCGCGCTCGAGCGCGAATGCGGCCCGGCTGATGCCGTAGCGGCCAGCGGCGGGTTGGGCGATGTTGCCGAACGTGTCGCGGTGCGCGGTGAGGCCGGACTGGATCCCGGACCAGGGGACGATCCGGCGGGTGTTGATCGCGAGGCCGGGGATCACGGCGCGGGGCGCGAACAGGCCTCCGCACCGGTCGACCTCGAGCGTCCGCAGCTGCTTGACGTGCGCGGTCAGCTCGGCCTCGTCGGCGGTCGGGTCGGCGTCGAGGAACGCGACGCGGTTGCCGAAGTCGGCGCCGCGGAGCAGCGCCTCGTGCTGGCCGAGGGCGGTCTTGCCGGGGGCGCTCAGCTGGCCGGGCCCGAGGGCGGGGTCGATCTCTAGGCAGGCCTCGAGGAGCACGTCGGGGTCGACGACGGGGACGGTGCCGTCGCTGCCGCCGGTGAAGGCCCAGAGGCCCGGCTGGAGCTCGGCGTCCTCGTCATCGGCGGTGACCCGGATGTACGCCGACCCGGCGGACCACGCGACGAGGTCGCCGACGGTCTGCAGCTGCGAGGAGCGCTCGACGACCTGGCCGCTGTGGTAGACGACCGCGGAGATCACGAGCTCGCCTGGCGGGGCGGCGACGACGTCGAAGGCATCCGAGGTGCCGGTGTTGCCGTCGTTGTCCTCGACCTCGATCTGGATGCCCTCGGCGGCGGTCGTGTAGCCGTGTCCGAGGCTGACCTCGCTCGAGCCGTCGCCCCAGTCGATCGACGCGAGGTCTCCGGGCCCGAGCGGGTCGCCGTCCTCGTTCTCGACCGCGATGAGGACGATCTGGCCGACCATCGTCTTGCCGTCGGTGACGCCAGACCAGAGGTCGACCGTGAGCTCGCCGGCGGCGCGGCCGAGCCGTAGTCGGCGGCGGGCGGGCGGGGCGGCGGCGCGGATCCCGCCCGAGAGGACGAGCCTGAGACCGTCGCCCCACGCGCCGAGGTCCTGGGCGGTCGCGGTGAAGTCGCCGGCGTCGGCGCTGGCGCCGACGGCGCCGTCGACGAGCCGCTTGAAGTAGAGGCGGCTGCCTCGGTCGCGGAAGAACGAGTCGACGGCGTCAAAGACCGCCGTCGGGACCACGCGGTTGCCGTAGCGGCTGCGCCAGCTCTCGGCCGATCGGATCAGCACGGTGTCGGTGGGGCCGTGCTCGGCCTCGCCGACCATGAATCCGACCGACGTGTCGGTCGCCGCGGGGACGGGCGGGATCTCGTCTGAGACGACGACGGAGGTTCCTGGGCGGGACATTCACTCCTCCTCGGAAGCGTGGGCAGCCGGGTTGTCGGTCAGCGTGAGCCGGATCTCGGTGCGCTTGACCGTCGGCCAGTTCGGCGGGTCGGTCGGGTCGGGCGGGTCGGGCGGCAGCCAGCGGGCGTCGCCGCCAGCGCCGTAGGTGAAGGCGTCGGGGACGGTCACGACGAACGTCGCCTGGACCGCGAGCAGGGTGCGGGTGCGGGTGAACGCGAACGGCGGGATGTAGTCCTCGTCGATGCAGTCGACGCCGTCGGCGAGGCCTCCGAGCGACTGCTGCTGGGCGAGCAGGGTGCGGATCGCGGCGACGTAGAGCTGGGCGTTCTCGCGGGTGCGGTCGGGCTTGGCCGAGGTGACGATCCCGGCGGCGAGGGTCCAGGGGACGAGCGCGCGACCGTCGCCGCCGCGGCGGGGGCGCGCGGCCCAGCCGGGCGAGATGACCACGACGACCGGGACCTGGTCCTCGGGCCATTTCGAGAAGGTCGAAGCGACGATGTAGCCGCGCGGGTCGGGCAGCGGGTCGCGTCCGGCCTGGCGGCAGGTCTCGTCGAGGTAGCGGCGGGTGTGCTCGCGGATCGTGTCGAGGGCGGCGTGCTCGACGGTGGCGCCGGTGACGATCGGCCCGTAGACGCTCCCGGCCGGGCGGCGCGCGGGGATGGCGCTCATGTCTCGCCGCCCATGACGTGCTCGGCGATCGCCTCCGCGGCCTGCCCGGCGAGCTCGTCGTCGGCGGTGGGCATGATCGGCCGGTCCTCGTTGACCAGGGAGCCGTAGAACGGGAGGTCGGGGGCGTACCGGATCTGGGTGCCCGAGGCCTGGGCGTGGCCGCCGGTGAGTGCCGCCTCGAGCGCGCCGGTGTGCCGCAGGAGGTCGTGCTGGCCCCAGCGCGCGACGGTCGCCTCGGAGTGCGGGGCCCAGTCGCCTTCTCCGTGCGCGTCGAAGCGGGCCCTGATCCGGGTGCGGAGGATGTCGCTCAGGCGGTCGGCGGCGCCGGCGGGCTGCT